TGCGTACATTCCCATAGAGACTACCATCCTTGGTGAGCCTGTACTTACATCGCTTGAGTTCAACTCTCTTAGTGCCGAAGGCTGTGCGGAATGACTCCTCTAGTTTCTCCATCTCTTCCTTGACCTCAGACAACATAAGCTCAGCCTCAGGTTTGTTAAAGAGGAAGCCATTGGTCTGCATCTCCTTGCAGATCACAGCCATCTCGTGCTCCAAGCGCATAGACTCAGACCACTGAGGGTCAGTGATGTACTTCCATTGGTCGTCTACGATAGCGTGAAGAACCTCAACGTCTTGGTCACAGTAGTCCCCCATCTCCTCAGTGTATTCCTCCCAACCACCAGTGTAGTCACCTTTGTGCACACCTAGGGAGATGCCTATCTCTTTCAGGGAGTGGGTGTTGTACCTCTTATAGTCTACCAAGCGTGAGACTACCTGAGTATCTACTACGTCTTCATGCTTGATGAGGTCAGGTTTAACCAGCTTGTTGATTACATCTACGTCATAGTTCAGACCATTGTGGAAGAACCACTTAGTGACTGGCTTAGCCTCAACCCAAGCAATGAAGTATTCTAGTTCATCTCGTGTCCACCTGATAACCTTACCGTTAGGATACTCCTTAGCTGAGATGCAGTGTATCTTGTCAGGGTCTAGGCCATTAGCCTCTACGTCAGCTAGGATGTACCGTGTCATAGGATGTACTCCTCAGGTAGTATAAGAGTTTCAGCCCTCTCTCTTCCCATCATATCATCTCCACGGTCAGCAGTGATGTAACCCCACCACTGGTCTTTATAGCCCGCTAAGTAAAGCAAAGGTTTTTTGATGTGTAGAATGTATCCCAGTTCATCTAGGTACAGGCCATTCCTCATGTCTCCTTTCATGAGGCATACTCCGCTGGGAGAACCATCTTACCCTCTCCGTAATACTCAGACATATCCAGTCCATGAGTATGAAGCCCAGAATGCCACTCCCCTAGAGAATCTTTAGACAGGTAGACATAGTGGTCTTCAGCCCTAGAGAAGATGTTGACTCCTTCGTTGCTACAGACACCTAGGCTATACTCTTTGTATTTGCTAGTCATGTTAAATACTCCTTAGGTAGATATCCAAACGCACAACATTCGTCCCCTATGTGTTTTTTAATATCGTCCTTAGTTACACCTCCGTAGCCTACAGATTCCTCTCTTACTCCATAGGTGTAGTAGTACTTGTCTGAAGAACCTTTGAAGTATATCGCCTCCCCATCGTTACACCAATACCATCCTTCGAACTCGAACTCAGTCATCCTGAATATTCCTCCATGGTAAAAGTCTCAGGGTCGAACTTCATCATACCTCCCCAACCTACGTGAGAACAAGGTCTATTCTTCTCGACTCTGATCTTAGTTACGTTACGTTCTTCTTCAGTTGGTGCATCAGGGTCACGGTCCAATGACATGATAACAGCAGCACGTTGCCCAATCATACGACAGTACTTAATCTCATTGTCTTCATTTGTATGGGCGATGGTCACGATACCCACATTCAACTCAGCGGCCAGCTTAGACAAACGGATAGCCAACTGTGCTAGGAGTTCCTCACTGTTGCCCAAGACATCTTGGATAGGCTCGAAGAAGATGTAGTCCACCTCACACACAGTGGCAAAGTACCTGATCTGATCAATGAGTTCCTCAGTGCCATCCCCATCGCGAAGGAAGAACTGGTAGAAGTTCTCATCCCCTGTCAGTGTAGTGATAGCAGCCTTGACTTCCTCCTGCTTCCCTTTGTCTTCGATCAGGTCCTTACGTGTCAGGTTGTCGTCACCTTCGTAGGATACCAGACCTAAGAGTGACCGGAGCTTAGTCTCTTCAAGGTGCCAAGCAGCCAAGCGTACCCCATCTTTGAGGAACTTATACTCTAGGTACCGCATGAACTCAGTCTTGCCGATACCAGTAGGTGCTTTAACTACGGTCAGCATCCCCTTCATAATGCCTAGGATTTTACTGTCAAGGTCTACGATACCTGTTGGTGTGTACTGATGCTCAGGTGTGTTATCGAAGAGATCGATGAACTGATCCGGTGTGTTGAGGATGTTATCAGGTACGTACTTCTTACGGTTGATCCAAGCAAACTTGAAGTCAGCCTTATCACCAGCAGCTAGGTAGTCACATGCATCCTTGTGTTTAGTCAGAGACACACGGTATGTCTTGTTAGGGAAGGTCAAGGAGATGCGGGTAGCCGCCTTGTCCCCTACCTTATCGTTGTCAGTGGCGACTACAATCTCTTTGAATGCATCCAAGTAATCAAAGCAACCTTTAAGAAGTTCCTCTGAGATTGTACCTGAGGGGAGGGAGACAACAGGGTGCTGTCCACCGAGCATGTAGTAAGCAGCGAGAGCATCGTCTTCCCCCTCTACAATAGTGATAGACTTGCTGGAACCAGCATTGAATTTATCCATTCCGAATAAAGTTGTAGGTTTTCCACCTGACGCCCAGCTAAAGGACTTCTTATCCAGATAACGATACTTAGTACCCGAAGGGTATTCATAAACACGTTGTGTCTCCTCTCCTGCCTCACTCAGTGCAGTCTTCACACCATACTTCTCAACCACCTTGGGTTGGATGCCACGGTAGGTCCGTAGCTCAGTCTTCAATTTCTCCATAGGTTCTCTCTTAGTGTATGTCTCATCTCTAGGGGGAGGGAACTTAGTCTCACATGAGTGGCAGTACCCTGCACCATTGGCCCACTCTGAGTAGGCATCGCTGGACCCACAGTCAGGGTTAGGGCAGGGTTGGTGTACCTTGACAGGACGGTCCCCACTCATAGTAGATACTCCTCAGGCAGTACAAATTTCTCGTAGCTCTTCTTAGAGTATGACGGGGCTACGCTATCCCAATGGTCTGAACGCCACCATGAACCTTCAGAATCGATTAGCCCTCTGTCTAAAACCTCAAAGGGGTCATCCTCCGACTCTCCTTCGGCACGTCCGTACCCATACCCAGTCTTATATAGTGCACCTATATTCATGTCATGTACTCCTTGGGTACCATGGTAAGGACATCATTCTTCTTAGACATCCACTCTGTAGTGTAGGCCATGTGGGCTGGAGTAAAGGTACACCAGAGGGATTGAAAGTAGTGCCCTGTCTCCAAGTGATCCTCTGTGTAGAGACCTGAGTAGAGTCCACCATCATCAAAGGACCAGACTAGAAGATCATTCTTACTTGGACGTTTCACTGGCATCTTCACTATCTCCCTCCTCAGCGTCAAGCACTTTAATATTCCTCAGGTCACGATAGAACCAGTCCTCTAAGTGCTTGTCCTTATCCTCTTTAATTGTCTGGTGGATACTTGAGCTACACTCAGGGCAGTACCAGTCACCTAGGATATACCGTGTGTTAATTGAGTCACAGCATTTACATCTCACTTCATGTACTCCTCTGGTAATAAGATACTGGTGTAGTTACTATGTTCAAAGGAGTTCCAATATACCGGTGGTTTCCAATAAGAAGGAACCCTTGCGTAGTTGAGTCTCCCACCCTCCCAATATATGTCACCGTCACCATCAAGGTACATCATAGTGCGTACTCCTCAGGTATGATGACAGACTCTACCACAAAGATACCTTTGCCATCAAGATCATAGTGCCAGCCGTCGCCATTGTCACAGGATAGCCACCCATCCTTTGTTGCGACAGCCCCAAACCTCGTAAGATACAGCATACCTTCAGTCTCCTACCAGCATATTGGTTAGCTTGTTGAACACCGTAGCTGACAGGTCCTTCACGTCATGTACTACTACGTGGTCCTTGTAGATTTCCTTGACTGCCTCATCGCAGATGCCAATACCTACACACTCGATCCCTTCCTTACGTGCTTGGTCAATAGCTTCCTTGCACAGACGTACATGTTCACTGGTGCTAGCATCTGATTGACATGCCGGGTGTCCATCACTCAGCACGAACAGCACCTTACGTTGTTCAGGACGTTTCTTGAGTTCAGTAATCTCCTGTGTGATGAAGTCATAGTCAGAGTTGTTACCCCCTACAGCCTCATCAAACTGAGCCACTGCTGCACGGCAAGACCTAAGAGGTTTAGTATAGTCCTTAAACACGACGGTGTCAAGAGGTTCATAGCGGTGGTAGCTTCCTGAGTAACTGTCTTTAGGATACCCTTTGTTACAGAACCCTACAATCTTGAAGGGCATGGTCCCACCTTCGAGACACTCAGACAAGGCTACGATACAGTCCCGTGTGACTACAGCCTTGCGCCCACCCATGGAGCCACTCAAGTCACCTAGGATAGTCACTGCTGTGTCCTCTTCCTTGCGATCAACCCGTTGGTAGAAGACATTGTCAGCCCCTTGGGATGCAGCTACCAGACGTTTGCTATCCAGCCTGCCGATCTGACGCCCACTGTCACGGTCAACACGCTTCTTAGCTAGGAGTGCACGGCGTAGCTTACCTGACATGACGTTGATAGGCCCAGCAATCTGAGACATAACCTCATTGTGCTTTGACATGTCACTGGACTCGATGATGTCCCAGACGTAGGACTCACCTTTGCTACGGTCACCACCTTTCTTGTACGTTGTGTCGTACTCAGTGGTAGCAACCTTGTACCCACCAGTGAGAGGGCCATCACCACAGTTGCCGATACTGCCCTGTCCGTCAGTGTTCTCGCCACGCAAGGCTTCACCTACCATCTCCTCGGCACTAGGGAGGTAGTCCTCAGGCATGACCTCACGTACACCTTGACCCTCACCTTCGCCATCGCTAGAGTCAGAGGGCTTGCCTTTACCGTACCCTTCCTGAACCTCTTCATCTCCCGGCTCACCGACAGACTCCAATGGCTCACCACTGCCTTGCTCAAAGTCCTCAGGCTGCATGTCTTCCAACTCTTCTTGGCTGTTGTCTTCAAACATCTTCCAGATATCCATAGCCAAGTCGATAGTATCCTGAGAGTTCTTACACTCCAAGATCATAGGGATAAAGTGCTGTGCCCACTCGTTGTTCTTCTCGCCAAGCATCTCCTTGAACTCATTGAACTTACGGGATGAGTACATAGGATTGTTCTTCTTGATGGCTGCACTCAGGTTACCTACGGTGAACTCAGTCAGGTCACGCTTAGGTGTCATTGCCAAGGCTTCCGTGATCTTGTCCTGAGACCACCCCTTCTTCTTGAGGAAAGCTTCAGGGTCTTTGAAGGACTCGACCTCAGCCTCAGCTACTGACTCGTTGGTCTGAGCCAAGTTCTTAAGGGAGCCTGAGTAACAGGAGACAACCTTGTGTTCCATCCACACATCTTCGATGCAGTTGTGCAGGGCCTTGAGTTCCATCTTCCCGTTGTTACCACACCGAGAATAGAAGTCCATGATGAGAGGCATGTCACTGTGCCGGATGTGCCCAGCCTCATGGTCTACATACCCACGCATGGTCTTCACTTGCTTAGATGTTAGGGTCTTGTCCAAACCCATAGACGGTAGGTTGATACGCTTACCGTCAGTATAGGCTTGATCACCTTCGAAGGTTACGTACACACCAGTCTCACGTCCGAAGACTACACTGGTGCCACGCATTTCATTTACAAAGTCAGATACTTTCATTTCATTTACTCCATGTATTCCTTTGGGATGAGGACCTCTAGTTGGAAATGCCTAGCTGTGTGACTAAGACTACTCCACCCTCCACCACTATCCTCACCAAAGTTTGTGTCCCAGTCCCACCCTCTGGGGGAGAAGCAGGCGCAACTAGGACCAGTCCTGTTGTGTACCCAAAGGTCTCCATCCTTGTCCCTCCATAAGGCTCTGCTCTCCATGGTCACGTTGCATACTCCTTAGGCAGGGCTAGGTGAAGCCTCCAGCCCTCTTGGGATTTGACAGTGCTAGTAATATGGCCTGTCAAAATCTCGGACCATCCACCCCCTTCCATACTGTCTACAAGGCTTGTATGGACGTCCATGACCCAAGGCTCTTCTTTGCGATCCTTTAGTATTTTATACACGATCAGCCAACCCTTCGAGGATAGCCTTGTCACTGCCGATACAGCCATCAGTTACAGTCTGTTTGATTGCCTTACGTACATCACCGAGGAAGGCAGTAGCCTCGCCGATGGAGAGCATACCACGCGGTGTCATAGGTTTGCCTACCTCACCCTCTTTGAATGCTGCCATGTGCTCAGTGACGAACTGAAGGATAGCCTCCATCTGAGTACCCGTAAGGCTTGGACACTTGGCACGGAGCAACTGACCACGTTCCATCTCATCCATGTAAGGCACGTTGACCCACACTGTGAAGCGGTCAAGGAATGCCATGGACTGTGGACGTGCACCTTGATACATACCATCCTCATCCCCTTGACCTACCGTGTTACCAGTGGCAAACATACGGAACATTGGGTGAGGTTTAACCAAGCGGTCACCATCCTCAGTGATACGCAGCCCATTGCCTTCCAGTGCAGCTTGCATAACATAGGCTACATCGGGACGGACGAAGTCAATCTCATCGAAGGCACAGATGCAGGGCTGAGACATGGCACGAGGGAGCATACCGTCAATGAACTCAGACTTACCATCAACCAAGGTATCACGACCAATCAAATCCATACGAGTGATCTCACTGTCGAAGTTGATACGGATGAATGGGAAGTTCAGGTGTGCAGCTACCTGCTCCAAGAGTGTAGTCTTACCTGAGCCTGTGTGACCTTGCAAGTACCCACGTTTGTTAGACACGAAGGCATAGAGCACAGACTTGAGCATGTCAGGACGGAAGATGTACCCTGTGTCGATAGCTGGCACTTGAGGGTGGTCACCATCCCACTCAAAGAATGGTACTTCGAAGTCCAAGCCATCGATGTCAGGCCAGATGTCAGATGCCTTACGTGAGACCATCTTACCCTCAGGGATTTCACCATCAGCCTCATAGGTCAGGTCCATCTTGGCGCCAGCATTAAACTGGGCGTCACGCAGTACATCTTGGGTGTGCTTAAGGTCCTGCTCCAATCGTTCAACCTCAGCCTTGGCTTGACCCTCAGCTTTCTGTGCTGCCTGAAGTTCATTGATGTTGGACTTAGACAGAGTAATCATGGAGGCAATGTCAGGCAGTTCAACAGACTCCAAGAGTTTGTCGATGGCTGCACGCTTACCTTTAGATGGTACCTTGAGTACCACACCAGTCAGGTCAACCATACCTACACCTTCTTCCCGCATCTGGTAGAGCTTACGAGTAGTCTCACCACATGCTTCAATGAACTCTTTGCCAGTCTCGAAGGGGTAGCGGTAGCGATCAATGGGTGTCAAGCCCTGCTTAACGAGGCTAACCAAGTCACCATCGCTGATCTTACCATCCGCCCAGAGCATGACGTTGATGTTGGGCATGTGGTCGATGACTTCCTTGAGGTGCTTGTACTCAGACGCCTTGGTCATCTTTTTGCCTAGTGAGGTACCCTCGAAGTACTGAGTGATAGCCTCCTTCATCTCCTCCTGAGGGATGTCAACAGGTGGGTTGAGAGACTCAGGTTCATCCTCATCGTACTTGTTCAGCTTGTGGTCAGGGTCCCAGCCACAGAATGGAGCGAGGATGATGAGCAGGTCGTCACGGATTTCTTTAGTCATAGTTTACTTTCCTTTTGTCGGTGTTGTCAAGTCAAAGCCATAGGACATGGCCTTAGATTCAGTTTCATTTGAGGTTGATTGTTGTTGGTGGTCTGGTGTGAGATACTGTGAAGCTACAGCATTAGCCCCTAGCTCCATACCGATGTGCATCCCAGCCTCTACGCTATCCTTCACACCTTTAACAGACATGAAGTATCCTAAGGTAAACCCTAGGATTAGGGTAGCGATTGGCATTGCTACTGTAATCATTAGTCCCATTGGTTAGGTTCCTTTCTCAAGTTGCTCCTCTTATTTCATGTACTCTATGGGTAGCCATAGGCTGCGCTTGCCTAGGTTTCCTGTACCCCTTTGTTCACTGTAAGTCCAAGGACTACCACCGTAACCAAGAAGTGCAGAGGTCTCTCCCTCAAGCAGTGCGGAAAGACTGTCAGGATAGTGGGCATACAGCCCATCGTACCTGTCCTTGTTTGTAGGTGGTTTCATGCCATGTACTCCTTAGGTAACACCAAGAAGACAGGCTTATACGCACTGTTCTTCAGCTTACCTCTCGACCATTCCATGGATTTGTTTGTGAAACACACCTCTCCCTGACCTATGGCTAAGACTTCACTCCCAAGATTGTGTCTGAACAGAATCATGTTGAATACTCCTTAGGCAAGACGAAGGTGAAGTCTTTCTTAGCTCCACCGCTTGACTCTGCCCACATTTCAGGGCTCCGCCATAGTGATAGGTTTCCTCTGGTCAAATCAGGAGCATCGTAAGTTTCCTCGTCAATCTCAGCCTTGAGCCTACACAGAGATTTGTTACCGCTCCAATCGTTGACCCATACCAGTAGGTCATTCTTCCTAGGCATTTCATCAGGCCCTCCTTAGGTATACACTACTAGTATAACACCTAGTATTATACTTAGTATTATATATACTATATGTCTTATACCTTAAGTATAATATATAGTACTGTTTGTCTTCATGTCAAGTAGGGGAGAGGAATAATTATTTCTCTTGCTTTAGTGAGATACCCTCCGTCACCTCTGCCGAGCACCATGTCCTTCCTGATATAAAAATCACATTGGGTTTCCCCTGTAGCCTCTTGGTCCCAGCCTTTATGGAAACTAAACCACGTCCCACAACGCCCAGCCCGAACCAAGTGCCCTAGTCTCTTTCCTGTCTCTTCACTCATGTCAAGTACTGCATGGGAAAATATTTCAATGCACCCCAACCCTTGGCATCGAAAGGGTTAGAGCCTGACATTCCACCAACATCTGACATGCTCATCGAGGGGACGATGTGACAGGAATGAGTTAATTTAACCCACCTTTTCCAGTCTTTGTAAAGCACTGACCCAGCGGGCATGTCATCCCAAGTTTTAATCTTCATACCTTAACCCTTTCCTTGTGTTTGAGACCTCCTGTAAGGCACCGTAGAGCGCCTCTAGCTGTGTCTCTGGTGGTACCCTAGCCTAACCTAGGTTACTGGCCCTGTATGGGCTTCTTTGTTCAGGCACTGTATCAGGGTTCCCCCTTACCAAGACCCAATAGGTATCAAGGTCAGGGCGATAGGTGAACCCGTTTTCTTTGAAAGCTGTGTCCTTAGAGACACTCTTCAAGCTACCTGCAAACTCAGTGTGCCCAGTCTCTAGCCAGAGAAACTGAGCGTATTGTTTGTTGCACTCACTTACTTGGAGCACTGCGTCTTGGTTGTCACACCACCCCTTAGACCTGACATGGTCTTCGAAGTCATCAGTACGACACAAGAAGGAAGGCTCAAGCTTCCCTTCCCACATGCCTACGCACTGGATGACCTCACCTTTCAGCTTAGACAAGGCCCTAAGACTATCCACATGACGCATGAATTTAGCCATCGTGTGCCAGTCGTTAGGGTTGTCAATAGAAAAGATTGTATATTTCATTGGCTTAACGCTGTGCCTGAAGGGCAGCAATCATAGCTTCCACCTGTTCAGGGTGTGCCTTAGCTGCTCGTTCAGCCCATGCCTTAACATCAAACTCCTTAGCTTGAGGTGTAGGTGCAGGGAACATCTCCTTGAAGTGTTCAGACTTCACACCAATCTTCCCCTTGTGCAGGTCGGACAGTTCACGCATGGCACGAATGACATCAGCGTTAGCCCCACCATTCTCACCGACCTTAACCTTAGCTTTACCGTCCTTGGTGAAGGTAAACTTGACGTCACTCAAGGCGTGGTTCAGGACACGCTTCAAGGGTGCATTGAATTGGGTCAGCTTATACCCCTGCTCGATCTGATAGCTACCAAACTTCTTGCCGTTGGTGAAGGCAATCAAGGCATACAGTGGCTTGTTGTTCTTCTCTTGGAATTGTTCCAAGGCATAGAGGCAGGCATTGAAGAACCCATACTCAGCGTTGCGGGCGTTGCCTACCCACTTTTGAATTGTATCAGTAGTCATATCATTCATCCTTTTTGCTTTGATATGTTGCTGTTGTTTCAGTGTTACTTGTTGGTTGCCGCGAACAAACGGGACTTAATCATGGTTGCCAAGGTCTTGGCGTCCCGCTTGAAGTCGATGGCAGTGTGCCTGATACCGTCTACTGTGAAAGTATCTTGCTTGGCTGTCAGGTTGATTTTCATTTTGTGTTACTCCTTGATGTTATGTTTACGTTTCAGTTTCTTCAGGCCCCTCTTGAACATAATCAATTTGTAGAGGCTTACGACAAAAGGGTCACTGTCATTAGCTGGGTAACGATCAATGAGCTTTTGCAACTCTTGGTGAGGTAGCATATCCTTCTCCTTAATGAATACTCATAAAGGCTCTCATAGGCGTCCTAGTTGACTACCGTGAAAGCCTTCTGACTATTCATAGATAATTCTATTTCCCCACTTTGCATTCGCCGTGGGCCACCTACCCGCTTGCCTGTGATCCTTCCTAAGTGGTTCTCGTTAAGGAAAGTCTTACAACAGTGCATCGGGACTGGGCAGAAGTAGTACGCACTTAGCGAACCACTAAAGAGGTTGATCTAATCGCTGTGCACCTAACCAACCTGACGAAAGGTGCAAACCCTATCACTAGGGAAATATCAAAGAGCGTACCATGTTACTCAATCCACATACGGGTCAACTATGCGCCCAAGTGCCTTAAGTCATCTAGCGGTGGCCGATACTAACGTCGTGCCAAGCGTGAACACATTTAGAGCCTTGTGCCTTGGCTTAGAGATTAACGTAGGGCCTTGCACCGTACTTGTCAATAGCTCTTTCTAACTCTGTTGCCGTTAGCATTTTAATGCGTCGCACTATCGTGCTCTAGCGCTTGGTTAGAGGTCTGCGTATCGATGACACCAACCTAGACCTAGCCAACAGGGAACGCAAGTAAGAAATTCCATACCTATACTTAAGGATAGGGTGAGGTGAAGCACAAGTGCAAGCGTATAGAGAACGCACGTGCGCGTAAGCATAGAAGACATAGGAAGTCAATGTGTATTTGTGAACGTTGTTCAAGGTGTGGCCAAAGGGATACAGTGTTGTAAATCAGTGACATAGGCCAAAGGTTTATGGGTTGGGTGTGATACACCAAAAATGACCGTGGTCAACATGAGAATGGTTCGCAAGTAACAAGGATTAACATTAGTGTTTCCCTCGGATATACCAAAGGGGGGCCAAGGGGGGCACCGGGGGCCTTATATATTCTGAATGACACCAAAATATTTTCTCAACAAAATCATGGAGGTGTAAAAAAGTTGTACCAAAGGTGAAGATTCTTCTTGACTTCTACAAAGGAATACGTTATAATTATACTATAAGCTACTTACTAAGGTATAGTGCTTAGTGATGTCTAGTATGATATTAAGACTTATATAAGTACTAAGTATGATACTAGATATTATATAATACTATTAATTAAACTTAAGTTAAACCTAAGTATACTTAAGTAATCCCTAGGCCCACTAAGGAAGTCCTTACAAGATGTAAGGTAGTACCTTAGGAGGGCCTAAGCGTATAGGAGCTATATATCTTATTATGTCGTCCTCTTCTAAGAAAACCCTGCCCTTAGACCGTTCTTACCTGTACTCAGACAACAACATCCCCTATACGTCTGGTCTCATCATTGATCTCTGCACTCAGCGCCTAGACAAAGCTATCTTCACTGTCTCCAGATTCCATGAGGATAGGTTTATCTATCTCCCTGACCTCTACGTCCAGTACTGTGTAGATGACCCAAGTGAGTATGATTTCGCTATGGCAGTCTTCGGGGAGCTAGAGGCTTGGGAACGTATCAAGAAGCTTAAGTTCTTCAAGAAGGCATATGACCAGATGGTCCACCACGCTGATGTCAAGCGTAAGTCTAAAGCATTCAAAGCTGTAATCAATGAAGTAGACTCAGGTGGTCGCTCAGCCTTCACAGCCTCTAAGTTCTTGATTGATGAACCATGGAAAGATAAGCGTACTAAGGTAGCAGCTAAGAAGTCTAAGTCTTCAACCCAAGAAGCTTCTACTCAAGTTAAGGATGACTTAGATCGTCTACGTGAAGAGGGTTTAATTAACTAATGACTAGCAGCAGCAAAGACCAAGTTAGGGAAGCTGCTGAGGCTAGCCTAGAGGTCTTTATCAACCTAGTCTCTAAAGGCCAGCGTGCCCTAGGCGGATGCCACAAGGAACTAATTGATTGGTGGTGTCGCCCAGATGCTAAGGATCACCAGCTAGTCCTCTTCCCTCGGGACCATGGTAAGTCAGCTATGGTAGCTTACAGGGTAGCTTGGGAACTCACTAAGGACCCTACACTGCGTGTCCTGTATATCTCAGCTACATCTAACCTAGCCCAGAAACAACTTGGCTTCATCAAACAAATCTTTGAGTCTGATGTCCATAGACACTACTGGCCTGATCACATCCACCCTGAGGAAGGTAAGAGGTCTAAGTGGACCCAGACTGAGATTGAACTAGACCACCCCCTCCGAGCACATGAGCAGATTCGTGACCCTAGTATCATGACTGCTGGCTTGACTACAGGGATTACAGGTCTCCACTTCGACATTGCAGTATTGGATGATGTCGTAGTATATGAGAATGCCTACACTCAAGAAGGTCGTAACAAAGTAGAAACCCAGTACTCCCTCCTAGCCTCTATCGAAGGTACAGGTGCACAGGAGTGGGTAGTAGGCACACGGTACCACCCCAAGGACCTATACGCAACTATGCTTGCTATGGTGGAACCTACCTTTGACGAGGACGGTCAAGTAACTGGCGAAGAGAACATCTATGAGATTCTCGAACGTGAAGTGGAAGATCGAGGGGATGGTACCGGACAGTTCCTATGGCCTCGCCAACAACGTAAAGATGGTAAGTGGTTTGGGTTCGACATCAGGGAACTTGCCCGTAAGAAGGCTAAGTATGTAGACCGTACACAGTTCCGTGCTCAGTACTACAACGACCCTACTGACCCTGATAGCCGACCTATCGATTATGATAAGTTCCAGTACTTCGATAAGAAACACTTGGAGCTAGAGCGAGGCTACTGGTATTACAAAGGCCGTAGGTTGAACCTAGTAGCAGCTATGGACTTCGCATACTCCACACGTAAGGAGGCTGACTATACAGCTATCGTAGTGATTGGGGTAGACGAGGATAATACCATATATGTCTTAGACATCGACAGGTTTCAGACTGATAAGATATCTGAGTACTTCAAGAACCTCTTAGCTCTCCACAATAAGTGGGGCTTTAAGAAACTTAGGGCAGAGACTACAGCAGCCCAACAAGCTATCGTTAAGTCTCTTAAGCAGGACTACCTAGCCCCTCATGGTGTCATGCTACGTGTAGAGGAAGTCAAACCTACTCGGCATGAAGGCTCCAAGGAGGAACGTATGGAGGCTCTGCTAGTACCACGGTATGATAACATGCAGGTCTGGCATTACCGAGGTGGTAACACTCAAGTCCTAGAGGATGAACTAGTGTCTAACAACCCACCCCATGACGACGTTAAGGATGCCCTAGCTACAGCTATTGAAGGTGCTGTACGCCCAGCTAAATCAATGAAGAAGAGTAAGTCACAAGGTAACGTCGTATTCCACCCTAGGTTCGGCGGCAGGAGCTTTTAATGGCACGAGGAACAACACTAGACTTTGAATCCATTATGGAGCCTCACCAGTTAGCTGCTGAGATTTCTAACCAATGGCATGAGTGGAACAACTATCGCCAAGGATGGATTCAGGAGAAGAAGGAACTCCGTAACTATATCTACGCTACAGATACTAGTACGACTTCCAACGCTAAGCTCCCATGGTCTAACTCAACTACCACCCCTAAGCTCTGTCAAATCTATGACAACCTCAAGGCCAACTACACGGCGGCTATCTTCCCTAACTCCAACTGGATGCGCTGGGAAGCTGAGGACAAGGCAGCGGCTAGGGATGAGAAGCGTAATGTTATCCAAGCCTATATGGAGAACAAGGTACGTCAGTCTCAGTTCGAAGTTACCATGGATCGTCTCATCGATGATTACATCCTCTTCGGTAACTGCTTCGCCACAGTGGAGCACCTGACAGACTACACCGAGGTTAACGGTGAACAAGTCGTTGACTACGTAGGCCCTAACCTAGTCCGTATCTCCCCTTACGATATTGTCTTCAACCCTATCTCCTCTGACTTCAAGTCTTCCCCTAAGATCATCCGTACCCTGATGACACTGGGAGATGCTAAGAAGGTTATCCCAGAGGAAGACTTCAATAAGATGCTTAACCTCCGTACTCAGGTAGGTTCGGCAGATGAAGTCCACAAGGCTGATGGTTTCGTAGCTGATGGGTTCTCCAACATCCAGCACTACTACGGTTCAAACTATGTGGAACTCCTGACCTTCTACGGTGACATCTACGATGTAGACTCAGGGGAGTTCAAAGAGAATCGTATGATCACTGTAGCTGATAGGGCTTACATTGTCTCCGACGAAGAGATTCCTTCTTGGCTAGGCTCCGCACCTATCTTCCACTCTGGTTGGCGTAGTCGTCCTGACAACCTCTACGCTATGGGTCCCTTGGACAACTTGGTTGGTATGCAGTATCGTATTGACCACCTTGAGAACCTTAAGGCTGATGTCTTTGACCAGATTGCTCTACCAGTCTTGAAGATTCGTGGAGAGGTGGAAGACTTTGAGTATGCCCCCGGTGAGCGTATCATCATGGGTGAAGAAGGTGACGTAGCTCCTCTGGTGCCTGATGCCACAGCACTTAACGCTGACTTCCAGATTCAGAACCTAGAGAATAAGATGGAAGAACTGGCTGGTGCTCCACGTCAAGCTATGGGCATCCGTACCCCCGGTGAGAAGACAGCCTTCGAAGTCCAGACTCTCCAGAATGCTGCTGGTCGTATCTTCCAGAACAAAGCTGCCAAGCTAGAGAAAGAGTTTATTGAACCTATCTTGAATTCTATGCTTGAGTCCGGTCGTCGTAACTTGGATGAGGCTGATACTATCCGAGTCTTGGACGATGAGTTTAACGCCACCATCTTTAAGTCTATCACCAAAGAAGACATCACGGCTAAAGGTAAGATCATCCCTGTAGGTGCCCGACACTTTGCTGAACGTGCCCAGCGTGTCCAGAACATTACACAGATGCTCCAACTTAAAGCTGACCCTACAGTAGGTGTACACCTCTCAGGTAAGAAGATTGCTGAGATTGTCGCCTATGAACTGGGAGAAGACGAACTCTACGGAGAGAACATTGCAGTTGAGGAACAACTAGAAACTCAACGTGCATCACAAGATGCTGAGGCTCAGAACCAAGAAGAGCTTCAGGTAGCAGCCGAGTCAGGATTGTAATATGCAAACTATCTGGCTGTCTGGTCTCAAAGGTGAGGCCAAGGAGAAGCGAAAGGAGGAGATCAAGTCGTATCTAAATGCCTTTGAAGCTCTCGCAGAGGTCTTGGAGAAGAAGGATAAATCCTCCCCAGACTACGATAGCCCATCATGGGCATTTCATCAGGCACACAACAATGGCTACAACCAAGCTATTGAAGATGTCCTTAAGTTAATCAATATCAAACAGGAAGACTAACCAAGTGTCCTATTTCACTCAGGATGGTAACCAGACCAACCAACAAGAACAGACTACTCAAGAACAACCTCAGAACCCAACTGATTTTGTAGCTGAGGTAGTCAAGTCCAAAGGAGATACTTGGGCTGATCCACAAGTCCTAGCCAAAGGGAAACTAGAGGCTGATACTCACATCGCTAACCTAGAGGGACAACTCAAGGAGCTACGTGGGGAACTGGACAAACAGGATTACGCCAAGGAACTCATGGAGAAACTACAGAACAAAGGAACGCCCTCCACCGGGGAGAACCCTGTAGTTAATACTGGTGGCACTGAGCAGGAGAACACCACTCCCCAGTTTAGTGAGGATGAGTTAAAGAACCTTATTATGTCCACCATCGAAGGCCGAGACAAAGAGACTGTACGCACCAACAACCTTCAAACTGTTGATGCTAAGCTTACAGAACTCTACGGCAACAAGGTAGACGAAGTAATGTCTCAACGAAGTACTGAGCTTGGAATGTCTAAAGAACGTCTCCAAGACTTGGCCGCTGAATCCCCTGCTGCTTTCATGCGTCTCGTAGGTGGTGAAGCTAACAAGGAATCTAACCCTCTTCCGGGTAAAGGTACCATCAATACTTCGGCTGATACGTTTACTACAACTGGTGATCGTGACTGGGCTTACTACCAGAACCTTCGCCGCACTAACCGTTCCGAGTACTTCTCGCCACGTATACAAAAGCAAATGATGGCAGACAAGATGCGACTCGGAAGTAAATTTGGTAACACTTAAAAACTAGGAGATTAGTCAAATGACTATGACTACTGCAACCTCCGAGTATCTCATCCGCTCTGAACTGTGGTCGAGTGAACTCAAGGAGACTTTGAAAGACGACCTGATGGCAATGCGCTGGGTCGATATGCTGGATGGCTTCCCAGATGGTGACACCTTCACTATCCCATCCGTTGGTGATGCATCGGTAAACGACTACACAGAAGATACCGCTGTTGAGTACCGTCCTCTGGATACTGGTGAATGGCAATTCTCCATCACTGAGTACCTCCAGTCGGGTACCTACGTGACCAAGAAGAACCTGCAAGACTCGTTCTACATGGACCGCGTAATGTCTGAGTTTGTCCCTAAGCAATCCCGTGCTATCATGGAACGCTTTGAGACTGACGTTCTGGCTCGCCCTGAGGACCTGTACTCTGCCAACGCACAGGGTGCAATCAACGGTGCATACCACCGTATGTCTGGTGGTAACGCTGGTAAACTGGAGATTGCTGACTTCGCGTATGCTCGCTATGCACTGAAGAAAGCTAATGTCCCTGCACAGAACTTGGTGGCTATTGTCGACCCATCTTTGGAATATGAGTTGAACACTCTGTCCAATCTGGTTGACGTATCCAACAACCCTCGTTGGGAAGGTATCGTGGCTGATGCTATTGATGGCTCCTCTGTCCAGTTTGTTAAGAACGTATATGGCTTTGACGTCTATACCTCTGACTACCTGCCAGAAGTAACCGACAGTGCTCTGCCTGAGCGTGATGGTACGACCACTAACGACTTCTCTTCCACTGCTGGTAAGGCTAACTACTTCTTCTCTGCAACGTCTGATATCCTTCCTTGGAAGGCTGCATGGCGTCAGATGCCTGAGGTAGATACCGAATACAACAAAGACTTCCAGCGTTGGGAAACTGTAACAACTGCTCGCTATGGTACTAAGGTCTTCCGCCCAGAAAACCTGATCACCGTCGTAGCAGACCCAACCGTATAAGGAGGACTTAATATGTCTTGGGATAACTTTGATGGCCTGAAGGTTAAGTTTGGTCTTGACCGTGCAGAGGAAAACCCTAAGGGTCGTAACGCTGTACAGGCAACTAACCACATGACAGTGTCTATTGATCTTGTCAATGGTAACCACGCCCTGACGGATGTCTCTGAATGGGATGCTTATATCCCTGCTGGTTCTGCAATTACTAAAGCTACTCTCGTGGTAACTGAAGCTATTGCCGGTGCTGGTACCGAGACTGTATCCATCGGTCTTGCTCAACCTGACCAGACTGTTATTGATGCCGATGGCATTGATGCAACTATCGCCTTCGGTGCTCTTGGCTCCGGTGCTGTAGTAAACTGTGACGGTGCTCTGGTTGGCGGTACATCTACCATCGGTTCTAACCGTGGTGTCGTATACGTCACACCTTCCGCTGCTACTCTGACCGCAGGTAAAGCTGACCTCGTGATTGAGTATGTAGGCGTTGGTGCCTAACCATAAACTAACTAGGGGAGACCTTCGGGTCTCCTCTTACCCAAACCCTTAGGAGATAGAAAATTGCCAACTATTCAACACAGTGTTTTGTCTGGCTCTGAAATCCATGAACCTAAGGGTGTGGATACAGCAAGCGCTAACCAAGTATATGTGGCGGATGGAGCAGGATCAGGGACTTGGATGTCAGTCGCAGAACTCCACCACGGTATTGCAGACTACAATGATACGTCTACCTCATCCACACCGGTCTCTTTAGCAGCAGACACTTGGACTACTCTTCCTAATGATGGGCTTGGGTCTTTTACTATAGAAAACCTCCCTTCTGGTGTAACCACTTTGCTAGACAGTTCGACAGGGGCTATCGACATCACGGAACTTACACAGTACTCAACACTGTCTGTCCGACCCGACTTTACTGTAACACCTGACAGCAACAACGCAGACCTTGAGTTTCGTTTTCTTTTAGGAGCGGGGGCATCTCAATACTCGCTTCCTTCCTCTCTTGGGCGGCTAGACCAAGGCGCTGGTGTTGCTTATCGACGCAGTGGTGTTTTGCTAGGCATTTATGCAGGGGACAGCAACACAATTGACAACCCTATTTTTCTACAAGTCAAGCTAAGTTCCACAGGTTCGGTAGTCAATGCAGGGATGTACATTGAGGTTTTTAAACGATGACAATTAAAATCTACAAAAACTCCGATGCCCGAAACGTATTTGTTGAAGATAACAACGGGGCGCAGTTCCTAGACACTTTGCAAGCTGTGATGGAAAATCCGACAGACACAACATTTTCTATCCAAGACAATGCTAGAGAAAATGCTCTTTTTGTAGACCTTGACTACACAGAAGTAGTTGATGAAAACGGTTCTTTGTATGGTGCTGACGTCACCTCAGTTGTCGACGCATTGAACACCTCTGTCTTTAATGTGGCTGGCGGTTCTCAAGGAGTTGCCCCTGCTATTACCTCACCCACTACGATTAACTTGACTGAAGGCGACACACTGAATTACGAGCTAACTGCTTCTAATGGAGTAGGCTATGAGTGGGACAGCTTACCGTCAGGTGTCACTACTGTTGACGGAAATATCCGTAAGCTGATCGGCGGATCTGGCTTGTCTCCTGCGACTTACAACATCACGGCGACGGCGATCAATTACTTTGGACAGGACAGTGAAACCATTGCCCTTGTCGTTTCTGCACCGCCGTTCTCTAACACAAAGAGCATTAACTTTTCCAACCAAGACTATCTCGGCGCAAATGCAGCACTGCTTGAAGCGGAGTTGGGTCGATCCGGCAACGGCTCTGGGAGTGGGGATGAGTGGACCATCCACCTATGGTTCAAAGGTGGTACGAACAATAATAATTCGCAGACTATTTTCTATTTTGGAGACAACGACACTACTAACGGCGGGCACCTGTTCTTGCGTTACCTTGGTTCGAACGACAGCCTGCGTTTCCGCTATGGCTCAAGCAACAACTATCTCCAATGGAATGGGGCCAACAACTTACTTTCCGCAGGCGTTTGGAAGCACGTTATGGTCTGTTACGATGGCGGCACAACGGGAAGCTCTAGTGGGGCAATTAATGACTATTACGGGCGCTTCACCGTTTACGTTGACGGGGTAGACGTGACCAGCGGCGGCACTTGGAGCAATTCAAACTATGGATGGTCAAGTGGCATTGACGCCGACAATCTGCGCATTGGTCGGTATTCTTCGGGGACCTACATGCGCGACAATTGCCGCGTTGATGAGTTTGCCGTGTGGGGGTCTGATCAGTCAGCCAACGTTGCCAGCATCTACAACAGCGGAACGCCGTTTGATCTAAGCACACTCGGAACACCACCGGATCACTGGTGGCGTATGGGGGACGGCGACACTTACCCAAACATTCAGGACAATGTGGGAACTGCTACCTTTGTAATGTATAACATGACGGCAGCCGATATCGTAACCGACGCACCATAAGGAGAACAAAGATGCCTACAGTCAAAGGGAAAAAATTTGCCTACACTAAGAAAGGTAAGGTAGCCGCTAAAAAGGCTATGGCTAAATCTGCACCTAAAGCAAAAAAGAAAAAGAAGGTGTAAGTATGTCTAAAAAGAAAGACCCGCGCTTAGAAAGAGCAGGTGTATCTGGGTTTAACAAACCTAAGCGAACTCCTAAACACCCAACTAAGTCTCACGTTGTTGTGGCTAAAGAAGGGGACAAGATTAAAACTATCCGCTTTGGGCAACAAGGTGTAAGCGGAGATAAGAAACCTACTGCCCGTCAAAAATCATTTAAGGCCCGTCACGCTAAGAATATTGCTAAAGGCAAGATGTCTGCTGCATATTGGGCTGACAAGGTCAAGTGGTGAGGAAGTCTGATGAAATATACACTCCTCCAACTAGTTCAAAGTATCTTAAGCGATATGGACTCTGAGGATGTTAATAGCATCTCAGATAGCGTAGAGGCTCAGCAGGTTGCCTCCATTGTCCGTGACACTTACTTCAACATCATCGCCACACGTAAGATACCTGAACATCAAGAACTCCTGAAGATGACAGCAGCGTCTGACTCTGAGTTCCCTACTCATTTCTACTACCCAGAGAATGTTAAAGAGATTACTGCTCTCTGGTATGAGGACAAGAATGGGGACTACAAGGAGATTGTCTGGTGTGAACCTATGGACTTTCTCTCCCGTACTGACACCATTCAAGAGGACTACGATACTGTCTTAGATAAGAATGGTGGAACCAAGCTACGTATTCTCAATGACCAAGACCCTAGGTTCTACACCTCCTTTGATGATTACTGGGTTGTCTTAAACTCCTACGACAGTACCACAGAGGCTACACTTCAAGAGAGCAAGGTACGAGCCTACGGTACCAAGTACCCTACTTTCCAGATCAGTGATGGCTTTACGCCAGACCTAGATGCAACACTGTACCCCTACTTCCTAGCTGAAGCCAAGTCAACTGCGATGTCTCTCCTCAAAGGTGGATCAGACCCTAAGGTAGAGCAAGCTGCACGTAGACAGAAGGCTTTCATGCAGAACGATATGTACCGTACCAAGCGACCAAACCACTGGAGCAACTATGGACGTTAAACGAACACAGTCTGAGAATGACAACCCAGTCTTTGTAATCACCTCAGACAAACTAAAGACTAAGTACTACGTCAAGAAAGCCAACAATGGTTTTGCTCTCTTCAACATCGAACAGGACAAAGGCTCAGTAGCCAAAGAACTCTCAGGGTCTTTCACTACACCGGATAAGGCTATAGCTAAGATCAAAGAGTATCTTCGAACTAAGAAGCCTTCAGTAGCAGTAAGACGAGACGAGAACACTAGGATCAGAGAAGAGCGTAAGAAATCTAATGCCTCAGCAGCTAAACCAAACGATTCGAAACACGTTCAACAAGGGGCTTCTAACTGAGTTCTCTGAGCTTAGTTTCCCTAATGAAGCATCTATTGATGAACTGAACTGCTCCTTGTTTAAGGCGGGGAACCGTTCTAAACGCCTAGGTATGGAGTATGAGTTTGGCAGTCAGCTATCCTCTGAGACATATACAGAGGGCCTGCTCTTTGGTACATCCACTTGGACTAATGTAGGGGAGGACTCAGACCTAGAGTATGTGGTGGTGCAAGCTGGACATACACTTAGGTTCTACCTTCGTGAGGATGGTGCACTGTCTGGTAGCGAGGTACCTACGTCAGATGCTGACAGTACTCCGTACATCCTAGACATGACGCCCTACAATAAGACTGACGGTCTAGGTGCTGGGACCTCTCATGTAGATACAGCGTCTATCAATGGTCGTCTAGTTGTCGCCTCTCCTCAGATTGAGTCCTTCTACATTGAGCGTGATCCTTCGAATGGTTCCTTCTCTGTTACCCAGATTGACTTCAAGGTACGTGACTTCGAATACTTGACTCCTCGTCTTGACCTAGTAGAAGGTGAAGCTACTCCGGTAGATGTTCTCCGAGACTATGACACACGTAACTGTGGCTGGGTAGGGGACAAAGGGGACGCTGCTCTGACTGCCTACACAGGAGCTAACTCCGAGTATCCCCCTCTTACCCACCCTTGGTACTCTGGTAAAGATAGCTCTGGTAACTTCTCTGTGGCTGAGTGGGAGAAGATTTACTCTGGGAACACCTTGATCGTCAACGGACACTTTGTCTTAGACCTCTTCGAAGGGGACAGAGAGACAGCCTCAGGTATTACTGGCGTCCCTTCAGCGGCTTTGACTGACAGGTTTAGTGCGGTAGCCTCCTTTGCAGGACGTGTCTTCTACGGTGGGGTAGGCTCTAAGGTTTACTTCTCTCGTATCCTTGAGGACTTTAGTGACATCGGGAACTGCTATCAGGTTAACGACCCAACATCTGAAGAAGCCTCTGACCTCCTAGATACTGACGGTGGGTTTATCTCTATCCCAGATGCTCGTGGTATCAAGAGCCTCCACCCATTCGGGGCATCTCTACTGGTCTTCGCTGACAACGGTGTATGGCGTATCTCTGGTGTAGATAATGTATTCCGTGCCTCTGAGTACTCTGTCTACCGTATCACTGATGATGGTCTGTCTGCACGTAAGAGCCTAGTCTCAGGACAGAATGGTCTTCCCTTCTGGTGGAGCTACACAGGTATCCACACTATCCGAGTAACCGAGGACAATGGTCTTGTGGAAGAGAACATCTCTCGTGATACCATACAAACATTTTGGAACAGTATCGATGGGGGCGCTAGGGCTTCTGTAGTAGGGACCTACGATGGCCTCAACGATGTAGTTCTCTGGAGCCACCCGAACAACGATGAGTCTGTAAGCTATAAGCTGAATCGTATCCTTCTTCTCGATGTGCAACTAGGGGCCTTTTACCCTTGGACCATCTCGGATAAATCTACAGATACTCCTTATGTCGTGGCCCCAACTTTCTTCAAAGGACGTAGAGTAGGTGAGGTAGACTTTACTGTTGTGGATAGCCTAAACAATGTTGTAGTAGATAGCTCAGGTAACCAAGTGGTCTCCTCTCAGCAGCTAGGCGGGATAGGTTCCTCTGCTATTCAGTTCCTTACCCGTGACCCCTCAGGTTCTCTTACCTTCTCTGAGTTCACCGCTGAGGAGTTTCTTGATTGGGGTACGGAGGACTACAGTGCATACGCTGAAGCATCCTATAACTTCATGGGAGACCTAGGCCGCAGGAAGAACTCCCCTTATGTCACTGTTCTTCTACGAGCTACTGAGACTGGATGGACTGAGAATGGGGATGGCTCCTATAGTCCTACCCGAGAGTCATCTCTTAAGGTCTCCACATTCTGGGACTTCAAGAAGATAGCCTCCTCTGCTCAGCAAGAAGCTTATCGGTATAAGTACCCTCTTGTCGTAGACGCAGATGATCTCAGTAACTTTGATTACCCCACCACTGTCATCACCACTAGGCTTCGTACCCGTGGACGTGGCAGAGTAATGCGTCTGAGGTTTGAGGGTGCCACAGGGAAAGACTTTAACCTTTTAGGCTGGGAAACACTAGATGCCAGAAACCCCTCTTACTAGCCGTAGGTTCACCTTAGTTGAGAAAGAAGACTACGGGATAGACCTAGAGTACAGCGATGAGTTTGCTATCATTCATTTCCCTTATGTCTCTAAGTTCAACAAGGGTGTCCTACTGGATATGTCAGCTACACTAGACAGCATGAAGAAGTTCCTAGAAGACATGGGGTACTGGCACCTCTGGGTAGCTGTAGAACCACACAACAAGTCCACTGCTAAACTAGCCAAGAGGTTTGGTTTTAAGTACGTAGGGCTAGACCAAGACACAGGTAGATACGATATCTACGTACTGGAAGGAGAGGAGTAATGCCTCAGGTTGCACTAGTAATTGGCGCTGTAGCCTCTGTGGCGGGGACCGTAGCTTCTGTCTCTCAACAGCGTAAGGCAGCTAAACTATCTCAGCGACAGCAGCAGGTAGCTACACGAAGGAGCCGTAGGCAGTCTATCCGTCAGGCTCAGCTTCAACGTGCTCAGTCAGTTGCTACAGCACAGGCAGCAGGTTCTCTAGGTGGCTCAGGCGGACAAGGTGGTATTGGAGCTATCGGGTCCCAGTTAGGTGAGGCCCTAGGTTTCTCTAGTCAGATGTCTGGTCTGTCCCAAGAGATTGGCCAAGCTCAATCCCGTGCTCAACTCTTCGGGGACATTGCTCAACTAGGTGGGGTAGGGGTTAACTTCGGTTTGTCCCAAGGTGCTCAGTTCCCCTCTCTGAAACCTAACCGCCCTCAAGGTAATAACATCTCAGCTTTCACACCGGGAAGTAACTAATGCCTCAAGACTTCTTAGAAGTTGGTCAGTCTGATCAAGGTGAGTTCCTAGAGCTTGGACTAGGCCCTAAGGAACTTACTCAGGTTGACAAGGAAAACCTCACAGACTTCTACGCCATTGCATTGGAAGACAATGTGGTGTCCATTAATGCTGACCTAGAGTCTGGCCAAGCTGGTCTACTGAAGTCTCAGGCTAACGATAAAGCTAACCGTGCTAACGAGAACAGAGCCACTGAGAACATTAGTCGTGTAGTCTCTGAGCAACCTGAGAATGGTGTAGAGCTTATCGAGGCTCAGGCACAGGCTCTCCAGTATCAAGACTATGTATCTCCTGACTTCGCTATTCTGCTGAACCAACGGGATACATTCAATGAGACTGAGAAGAAAATCCTTGATCGTCGTCTAGCTGCTGAGCGTATCGTTGCCCGTAAGCGTGGTGAACGTAGCGAAGGCTTCACGTCTAGCGTAGGGTACTTCCTAGATACTGCGGTGTCCTCAGTCCTACACAACGTAGGAGGCTCTGTAACGTCCCTCCTAGGCATGGACCAACAATTCACGGAGTCTGGTGCACAGCTAGCGGAACTGGCCCGTGAGACCTCTCTCCTGTACTCTCAGGACCTATCTGCCGAGGAGTTCGAGACTCGCTTGGAAGGTATCCTAGATCGTGTCCAAGATGCTGGCGTCTTCTCAGAGGAGAACCCATTCTATCTGGAGACCTTCTTGTCTATGGTGGACGAGGGTGGGGTAGGCTGGAACTCTGATCTAGAGATTCTATTTCAAGTGGCTGATGTCGTATCCCTTGGTACCTCGTCTGCCCTGAACCAATCCCTAAAGGGTGCTGCACGAAACGGTAGCCGCCCTAAGGTTATCTCCAAGTACCATAGTGCTGAGGAAGCTCAGGGTGTCGTAGTACGCCATGGTGATCTAGGTGTGGATGACAGTACTCTAACTGAGGGTACTGACTCTAGTCTTATCCGTCCTGCTCGTGAGATGCCTGACTACCATTCGTCTCCTGAGCTACAGGCTCGCCGTGACCTAGAAGCTAACAACCAGATGCTTAAGGCATTCCAACAGATTGACTTCGGCCCTTACGTTGACCCTGCAATCAAGGAAGCTAACAAAGATGGTTGGCTGGCTAAGACACGTGAACTCAACAAACAGTATAAGCGTCGTGAGTTAGACTACTCTATCCGTACTGACAACTTCGGTAATATCTTTGGGCAGGCATACCTTGGCCGCTCAGGGAGTAAACCTTTCAAGACTCAAGAAGGTGCTCAGAAGTTTGCTGATTCTGTAGGTGGTGAGGTTGTTGAACAGCTTCACGAAGGGACTCCTCACTATGCTGTAGTACGTGAGTGGGCTGTACCTACTGAGGGTCTGGTAGATGCCACTGAGGTTAAAGACCTAGCCTCAGGGTTCTTCTCCAGCATCATGTCCACTACTGCTAAGACTACTCCTCAGCTTGATGCCATCCTTAAACAGGGTGAGGCTAAGACATCCTTGGCTCTCCGTGATCTAAGTAAGCAGTACCGTAAAGTACGTAAGCCTGTTAAGTTCTCTGAGCGCAGTAACGTAGATGCTGTCATGCTGGAACTACGAGATGACCCAGTGTTCAACTACCGCACTGAGCCTCTGACCCCAGATGAGTTCTCTACTCGCTATGAGCAGAAGTTTGGTTCTGAGCCTCGTCAAGAAGTAGTGGAATACTATAACACCCTAGTAGAACTTAACGACATAGACTATTACATCAACGCTGATCGTATCCTTAAGGATGCTGTCAACAACGGTGAGGAGATGCTCCAGATTGATGGTGTCTATAACCGTGCTCGTGTAGCTTCTGAGGTAGACCCTGATGCTAAGGTATATAACCTAGACACTGGTGCTGTAGTTAACCGTAGTGACTTGATTGAGGATGCTAAGGTCTACGAGATTGATGGCTTCTACGAGATCGACAGTGTAGGGTTTGTCCGTTACGCTGTGTCTCAAAGCCCTAAGACACGTAGGCTGTACCACTCTGATGTCTTGCCTTATAACGTAGGTGGCCACCGTAAGTACAACACCCCAGCCCTTTTCTTCCTTAAGCAGGAGAACAAGGTTAAGCTGGCAGGTGGTGCTGAGGTTGATGGACGCCCTAAGACATTCATGGGGGTACGCTTCGAGGATGAGGCAGTTAAAGCTGTAGAACAGTTCAACAACATTGTAGATGCTATCTCTTCTGGTCTCCCCGTAGCTGAGATCAACAAGGTAATCCTTCGTAACAATGACTGGAACCTGTCCCTTGAGGATGTCGCTGACCTACAGGACTTCGCCAAGGACTATGGCCTAGACATCACTAAGAAGATTGATTACGCCCCAGATGGTGAGGCTATCTCAGGCGGTTTCTCTGGTAAGGGGACCATTGGTGACTCCTTCCGTGGTGGTCTCAATGCCTCTAAGAAGCGTGGTGTACGCCCTCTGGTAGGTTATGGAGGGGACGACCTAGACGTTATCGACCCTACTAAGTCTATTGAGCGTGGGTTCTCCCAGACTGTAGCTCGTCGTGGTGAGATGAACTACCTCTTCAACGCTATCAACGGTTGGGTTAAAGCTGCTGAAGCTGAAGGGGCTATCCTCAATGCTGACCAACTGGCTGGGATGAAACCTAAGGCTAAGCTTGAGGCTGCTGTTCTGTCTAAGAAGTCTGTAGGTAAAGCCTTGGAGACTGAGCGACAGACAATCAAACAGCGTCTCTCCAACACTACAGCCTTGGTAGCTGCTGAGCGTAACCTCATGCGTTCCATCGCTAACTGGACGTATGGTAAGTCCCCTCGTTTGGCTAAGGCTTTGGACTGGGCTAGCACTAAAGACCCTGCTGGTTTCCTACGTGCCATGGCTTTCCACACTAAGCTGGGTATGTTCAACATTGACCAAATCTACGTACAGGCCAACCAGATTGTCAACATCATCGGTGTTACTTCTGCTACTATCGGCCCTGTAGGTGCTATGCGTGGTGCCCTAGGTGTCTTCCCTATGCGTCTAGCCTTGGTCCCAGAAATCCCTGAGGGTGCCCTGAAGCGTATCGCTAAGACACAGGCTCCATTCACAGGCATTGAAGCTGAAGAGTTTATCAAACTACGTGACTGGATTGTAGCCTCTGGTCGTAACATCATTGACCGTACAGTGGTTGAGGAGAACAACTCAGCAGCATTCCTCGGGAACAAACTTTTGGACTGGGGACAGTTCTTCTTCAAGGAGGGTGAACTCTCTGCACGTATCGCAGCAGCTACAACCAACTTCCTTGAGCGTAAGGCTAAAGGTTTTAATGAAGATATCTTTGACCCTCATGTAACTCGTAACATGGTACACCGTCAGGATGTCCTCACTGCCTCTATGACATCTGCCTCAGCAGCCCCTTGGCAACGTAGTCTTATGGCTGTGCCTTTGCAGTTCACTACCTACCATGTGCGTATGGCTGAGCAGTTGTTCACCAGTGAAATCCTTACACCTAAGGAACGTGTGAGTCTCCTTCTGTCTCATGTCATCTTCTACGGTGCTGCCGCTATCCCTGCTGCTGGCTACCTACAGGATAAACTTGGGTATGAAGGTACTGTAGACCCTGAGTCTGGTCTTTACGATCTGGCTCGATATGGTGCCCTAGATGGTTTCCTAACTGCTCTGAGTGGAGAGGAGACGGCCCTTAGCTCACGTCTGGCTGTAGGTGAAGGTCTCTTCGATCTCTTCGTTAAGTTGTCTGAAGAACCTCTGCCAACTATTGCTGCTGGTCCCGGTGGTGCTATCACTATCGACTCAGTTGATGCTATGGTTAAGTTCATGAAGAACGTAGCTGGTGGTCAGTTTGATCAGTCTGTCTACGATTGGAACAGGTTTGCCCGTAACATCTCCTCGTATAACAAAGCCTACATCAACTGGGTAGGTCGTCGGTACGGTGAGATGGTGTCTCGTAAGACTGAGTCTGCTACTATGACAGATATGAATACTGTTGAAGTGACCTTGGCTACCATGGGTATTCCTCTCGCTGAGCAGGACCTCCTGTGGACTACAGTGGGGAACCTTCAGTCTGACAAGAAGCACCTAGACAAACATATCAAAGAGATTACCCGCTTAGACAATATCGTGGCCCGTGAACTTAGTGGTGACGACATTGACTACCAGCACATAGGCAACCTCCTTGAGGATATTGGGGCAATGCTCGAAGTGCTCCAACCACATGAGAAGAAGAAAGCCTTGGATGCTCTTCGATTCAACAGCAAGTTGCCTAAGTCTATCATCCAAAACCTGATGAAGAAAGGCCACCCAGAGATTGCAAGTAAGCTGGAAGGAATGATTTCTAATGGCAACCCTTAATCCTACTATCAACTCCAACATTGGGTTTGAACAGCCTGTGTCTACTCCGTCTGTTGTCGGTGGGGTAGCACAACTGGCTTCAGGGTTCTTAGCTGCACAGCCTAAGCCTCGTCAACCCTCTGAGTCAGACCGTCAGGCTGTAGCCCTACGTCCTTTCGCCGAGCGATTGGATGAGCTACGAGACTCTAACCTAACAGACCAACAGTTCCTTCAGGCTGCGCGTAAGTTGACACGTAATGCTATCGTCAACTACCCACAGTACGAGTCTGAGATTACTGGTATCGGTGAGAACTACGGGGTTACAGCCCCTAGTGATATCTTTAGTCCTCAAGACACTCTCGTTGATAACGTATCCACATGGACACAGAATACAACTGAAGGACAACTGGCTGTCATTGAGTCTCAGGTTGTAGATGCCTCGGGTCAGGTTGACATGGAGCTTACTCTACAGAACCTTACTGTAGCGTACCAAGAGGACTTGGCCAATAAGGCTCAGATCGAACAGAGCAACCGTGATATGCAGTTGGTTGAGAATGATCTGAAGACTTGGAAAGCTCAGAGTGATACCAAGATTGGTTCTGTCTTCCTCCCTAACTGGACCAAGAAGACTACTAAACAGGTGAACGCCCTTGTCTCTATGGCTGTCTCAGGTGACCCTAGTGTAGACACAGTGGAGGAGCAACTGACCTTCCTTCGTCGCCAGCGTACTACTCTGTACAACACCTACGTAGGGGAGGCCCAAGCTGCTGGTCTGCATCAGTCTGTATACTCAGGCTCTGGTGAGACTAACATTACGTCTGCCTTGAAGCCTATCGATAACTTGATTGCTCAGGTTGAGGGGCAGGCTAAGGACGTAGGGACTCTCCTCACCTCCTACAGGAATGCTCAGGAAGCTAACGCTCTTGAACAGGCAGTAGAGGTGTATGGCTCTGTAGGTGTCTTACCTGAGTTCCAGCGTCAGGTGTTCTCCATCGCGGCAGGTGTGTTCAGTGAGGAGACTGCTACATTCCTTAAAGGTCTTAAGGGACAGGAAGCTGTGGGTGGTCTACGTCTATTCGAAGATCAATCCCCTGTTGCTGACCAGAACACTGAGGACCGTATCCGCCTAGGTGTAGCTGACGGCCAGATGACTGTAGAAGATATCGTGTCTACTGCGGGCAAGGCTATCTCCAATGCTGAGATGTCTGACCATAGTTCTAGCGCCAAGCTTCTTCAGCAGCAATACCGTATGCTTGATGCAACTAATGCCCTGTTGGCTCCTAGTGCCTTGGCTAACATCTTCAACCCTACAGCAATTAACAACGTATCTCAGGCTGTAGCTGTAGGAGATGAGTTCTCAGAGCAGGTACGTGCCAGATACCTAGACTTCTCAGCGGGTCAGGTACGTATGAACATTGAGGTTCTGTCTAATAACCTAGCAGCCTCTAATGGTCTTGATACTGAGACTGTAGGTGGTGTCCTGTACCTCACATCTAATGGTGTGCGTAAGACTACAGCTATGCCCGGTGAGGTTAAAGCTAAGGCTGCACTCAAAGCCATTGAGAACATCAACACTATCAACCGTGCTAGCCGTAAGATTCTAGGACTACCTGATGAACGCCCTGAGTCCTTTGCTATCCCAACTGGTGGCCGCTCCAGTGTAGATGAGATCAATCAGTTCCTAGACGGTATCACTACTGGTGGTGCTGGGGTAGCTGAGACCCAAGGCGGCGCTGGACAGGACCAACTAATTGATACTTCTATCGCCCCTACTGATCTTATTGCCAGCTTCGAAGGGTTCCGTGAAGGAGCATACTGGGATGTTAATGCCTTCCGCACAGGCTTTGGTTCTGACACTGTGACCCGTGCAGATGGGACTATTGAGACAGTAACTGAGGATACTAAGGTTACACGTGAGGATGCTCGACGTGACCTAGCTCGACGTACCCAAGAGTTCATGAATGCTGCTCGTCGTAAAGTGGGTCAAGAAACTTGGGACAATCTTCCCGGTAACGTCACTGCTGCTCTGACCTCTATCGCCTATAACTATGGGAGTATCCCTGATCGTCTCATGGACTCTATTCGTAGTGGAGATACTGAGGCTATTGCTCAGGCTGTTGAAGGGCTAGGGGACGACAATGAGGGCATCAACCGTGGTCGTCGTAACCGTGAAGCTGCTATCATTCGTGGTGAAGCTACCGCCCCTCGTCCAGCTATCTCCGAGTTCTCTCCTCGTCCTCAGCTACGCCCTGATGTAGATGTAAGCCTACCTGAACCTGAGGCTATCCAAGTCTCTGACACAGCAACTTCACAGCAGCTAGAGATCATTGAGAATGGTATCCGTGAGGATGGTGGGGCTACCCCCCAAGAGACTCCTCAGGCATCCCCTGAGGCTGCTCAACAGGCTGCACAGGCACAGTGGGATGCTCTTCAGACACAGACTAAGTTAATGCTGATGCGTGTGCTTGGTGGAACTGAGGAAGAGGTTATCCGCATGATCCAGAATGGTGAACTAGACCTAGGAGATTTAGCAGATGAGTAATTACCGATTAAGTAACCGAAGTAAAGAACGTCTCAAAGGTGTTCACCCTGACCTAGTGGCTGTTGTTGAAAGAGCCATTGAGATTACTGAGCAAGACTTTACTGTCCTAGAGGGTCTTCGTAGCAAGGAACGTCAGAAGCAACTCTACAGGTCTGGTGCCTCTAAGACAATGAACTCTCGTCATCTTACAGGACATGCTGTGGACATAGCTCCATATGTGGAAGGGGCAGTGTCATGGGACTGGGATTACTACTACCCGATGGCAGACGCCATGAAGGAAGCAGCTAAGGAACTAGACGTACCTATTGAATGGGGAGGAGACTGGAAATCTTTCAAAGATGGCCCTCACTTCCAACTCCCTTGGAAAGAGTATGATGCCTAATGGAGACGAACTACATAAAGAATCTTGGCACCTCTCTAAGAGTATCCCTATCTCTTTGATAGTAGGTCTTCTCATACAGGCTGGCGTAGGTATCTGGACTATCTCATCTATGTCCTCAGACATTGAGAGCAACAGAGAACTTATCAGGGCCGTAGAGAGGTCTGCTGTATCAGATGTCGCAGCAACCAGAGATGCTCTCAAGGATGTCGTAAGAGACTTATCAATCCTTGAGGTTAGGGTACACGACACAGATGTAAAGATTGGTAGGATCGAAGAGAACCTGAGGTATATTAGCAACACACTGGAGAGTATTAATGCAACGCTCAAAAACTTACAGTAGGGAGTTAGCGCTATGTCTCTTCGTTTGGTTAGGGTATTTATCATATGAGGGAAAGACTGAAGAACTACGTATCCTCACCCCTCCTTTCACTGCGTTCGCTTTGTTTTCTTTTGGTTTTAAGCAGCCTGTTCTTGATAAGTGGGTGCAGCAAAGGTCCACTGAGTCTCCTGACAGGGGGAGGACCTAACGTAGCAGCCAATGTACAAGCGGGGAAGACTAATAACCAAACCCTAGGTAGTCAAACCACAGTGTCCCCAACAGTTACAGTCAGACCTAATGCTAAGGTAGAAACTGTGGACCAAAGCAACGAGACAACCAATAACACTTATGTCTCTCCACTGATGCTAATCCTCCTAATCGTTGGTTGGTTGGCTCCATCACCTAGTGAGATAGCAAGAGGAATCAGATCACTATGGCCAAGAAAGCGACACTGACTGACGTATCTCCGGGGTACCAGTCTAACGGCACTTTAAACAACAACTTCATTGCCCTCAACGATAAGTTTGAGAACACCTTGTCACGGGATGGCAGCACTCCAAACAACATGGAAGCTGATCTCGACATGGACTCTAACGACATCCTTAACGCCAAGGATGGTACGTTTAGTGGGGACCTAGTTGTCAAGGGTGTCAACATCCTAGAGAACCTTACTGGCATTGACGCTGGTACAGTAGCTATGATCAGGAACTCCTTCACTGGGGATGGAACTACAACCACATTTACTTTGACCCGTACTCCTGCTGGACAAGGTTCTGTAGTTCCTCGTATCGATGGGGTAGACCAGTTCATTAGTGAGTGGACACTCTCAGGTAACAGCCTTATCTTCACTGAAGCTCCTCATGATGGGGCGCTCATCGAGGTCATCCTCTTCAATGAATTTGAGGTAATCCCTGATCTGACTTACCTGCCTTCAACGCCCCAAGACTTTGGTGCAGTAGGTGATGGTGTGACTGATGACAGTGTGGCTATCAAAGCTTGGATTGAAGCTGGTGGCCAAATGTTTGGACCTACTGGTAACTATCTCGTGGGTGGGGTAGTAGCAACCCTCACTAAAGATATGCACGCAGAGTTGATGCCGGGGTGTAAGTTTATCTCTGTCACCGACCTAGACAACGACATGATCAGGATTAACGCTGACAGTACCACTGTGGGCGGAGGAACTCTTGTCAACATCTTCGTAAGAGGTGGGTTCTTCGACCAGACAAACCAGAAGAACAGCACAGTCATCCCTTTCTCAGCTAACTACCCCGGTGCTAACCCCGGTACGACTTCTACCGCAGAGGCTCTCTCTATCCGAGGTGAGGTTAGTATCGGTGGAACACCTACCGCTGGGTTTAACAAAGTAACTCTACGAGACATCGTAGGTGTAGCCTCCAGTACTGGTCATTGGGAGAGTGCTGGTGGAGATAGCTGTATCTTTGTAGGTGGTTCTGTTACTGTCGATGTATCCTACTGTAAATTCACTGGGGCAAGGGACCAAGGTATCTACCTTTCCGGCTTGACATCAGGTGCTATCCCAAACAGTTCTATGGTAGCCACCTATAATACTTTTGTAGGCTGTATGTTTGGGGCCACCACCAAGAGACTTGCCTCTAATGTCGTACTGGCTCACAACATTGGTATTAACACAGCTAATGTAGTAAGCTCTGTTGACGTAACTACCACAGGAGACAACGTACTTCTAGCACACAACATCAGTAAGGCTGGTGCTTGGATTGTAGCCCGAGCGACTGGAGGTAATGCCATCAAGTGTGTGGGTAACCAATCCTATCAGCATGGACATCTGTTGGAAGGTGGTGTAGTTCCTACGACTGTCTTCAGCAACAACAACTCCTGTGTAAGAATGGAGGGGACTCAAAAAAGTGAGGCCAGTTCCAACCGGATTGTAGACTTAAACACAGGTGTGACAGCCTCCTCCCCTGCTGTACGTTTGGACAGTGATGGCACTAACGACGCTCAGTACACTAAGGTCTTTAACAACACAGCAGATGGTGTATCCAGCGTAGTCATAGAGGACTCTGGGGAGGCTGACTTCAACGAGTACTGGGACAACCGTGGACGTAACATGTCTGGGGATGATGTCGTATTGAACGGGGCCAGTTCCTTGGACAGGGATAGCCATCTATACGAGAACAACGGAACGACTACTCAGACAGGCTCTACAACCAACGACCTAGTAGACTCTGCAACAATCAAAGGGGGTGTTATCCGTAAGACAGATAAACTCCGTATTGAGATCGCAGGGTCTATTACTGGGACAGCAGGGACTAAGAGGTTTGGTCTTAAGCTTGGAGGAGCTACCCAACGTAACTTCCCTACCTTTGTCGCAGGGGATGCTGGAGAGTTCCGAATTGAGGCAACTGTTGAGATGAATAGTCTAACCTCCCAACGTATGTCCGGTATGGCTATCGTTAACACCTCTGCTGCTGCTCTCCACCGTAACGAAGGGCAGGACTTTAACTCAGATGTCGTACTTGGTCTGTACATCCAGCTAGGTAATGCAGCCGATAGTGTCGCTATCAATACTTTCACAGTTTCCCTAGAGAAGTGAGGCTAGGATATGACAACTAAAACAACCTTTGGTGTTCGTAACATCAGTAAAGAGGAATACAACGTACTCAACTTTGGCAATGTTCAGGAGGGGCAGGACATCTCTGCCTTTCTTGAGGATGCTATAGAAGCTGCGGTGGCTGATGGGTGCCGTAAGGTTGTTATTCCCCACGGTAACTACTACCTGAGTTCTAAGGTGGATGCTACCTTAGCCACTGTAGGAAGCCCAGTGAAGACCTTCCACTTAGATGGGGCAGGGGCTAGGCTCTTAGTACCTGAGTCTAACACTGACGGAGGTATCCGTATAGAGAAGCAGGATAACTTCCTACGTATGACAGTAGAGAATCTCCATATCCTGTCTGAGCATACCGCCTCTGGGTCTGTGACAGGAGGTACAGGACTGGAACTTTACAGTGCCCTACAACCGGGGGATGCTGGGTGGGGTACCACAGATGTCCCTGAACTGACCATGAACAATGTCTTTGTAGCTGCTGCTATTCCTGCTAGCCAAGGGCGTTGGGATGATGCTATCAAAGTAAATGGCTTTTGGTTCCCTCGTGTCTCTAAGCTCTTTGCTGATACTCGTCACACTGGTACAGATGCTGACACTAACTATGAGACTGGAGATGGTATCGCATTCTGGAACTGTTTCCAGCTTGACATGGTCCAGTGTCGTTCTCGTGGTAGGTTCCAGAACAACATCCGTATTGATGAAGATGGTGCTGAACCGGGGTTTGGTTACGAAGACTTTGCTGTCACCCAGTGCTATGGAGAGGGCGGTAAAGATGCCTTGACTATCCGCCATAGTTCGGCAGGTGAACAGGCAGCAGCCCTTAAAGAACCCGGTGGAGCTATCGTAGGTGGTCACTATAATGGTCATCGGTACGCCATCAACATTGAGAACCGTAGGCAGTTCTCCATCCAAGACCCCTTGCTCTACACTACTATTGGGTCAGGGAACTTTGACTACGCTGGTGCAGCCTTCTGTCGCCTCTACGATTGCCATAGCGCTACTGTATCTGTCCGTGTACCTGAGGGTGGACACTATACTAACAACACTGACTGTACCCGACATGTGCACCTAGACGGGACCACTAGCCATGTTCTGGTAACAGGCTCAGAGTTCGGTGCTAATGGTATTGCTATTGCCAACTCCTCCACTGGTACTGGTAATATGGTGACAGGGAATAAGTTCTCTTCCTATTCAGGCTCTCCTGATGTACGCTACGTCAAGGGAGCAGGGGCTGGGACTATCGAAGGTTCAGATATCTATGAATCTTTAGAGCCATCTCTTGAGTTCGGTGGAGGCAGCACTGGTGTTACCTACTCTCGTCGTGATGGGGGCTACGTCCAAGATGGTCTTAAGGTTACCTTCTGGGCTGATATCCAGTTGTCCTCTAAAGGGACCAGCACAGGGAACGCTAACATTACCCTAGGTCTCCCTGCCCCTGTCTCAGGCGCTGACTTTGCCTTCAATATCTCTTACTCGACTGGAGCCTCGACACAGGCTGCTGAAGGGGGTATCATTAATCCATCAGGTGAGTTGGAACTATACCATAAGAACGCCTCAGACAACCTGAACCAACGTATCACTGACGCTGACTTCGACAACACTACTGAAATCAGGGTAAGTGGTACCTACTTCACTGAGATGTAATACCTACACATAGCTTAAGACACAAAGAAGCCCCCTAGGTTAATTCCTAAGGGGCTTTACTTTTGTTTGGTCAGAGGTTAGGTTTCTTGGCAGGCTTGTCGTACTCGATGCACTGCCACTCTACTAACTCCCATTGGTTGTCTGTTGGACGCTGCTTGTTGACTTGGAGAACAGCATCAAGAACCTGTACATTGGCTGACTCACATGTCTTCATATCTTCGAAGAGAGCACCGGCACTGGTACAGATACCGTCTTGACCACAGAGAATATAGAATCCAAAGACTATTGTGTTAATCATTGTACTGGCTCCAGTTTAGTTACCGTAGCTCCTTCAGGCTTAATAACCTCAAGTTCTTCCATGACCCACTCAAAGGCTGCTTTAGCTTTCTCTAGGCTGTCTTCTTGGTCTGAGTACATAGATAGGACTGTGATCTTTAGGCTTACGTCATCATATGTCATTTGTTACTTCCTTTCGTTTACTTCAATTAGTTTAGCTAGGTACCAATTAGCTTTCTTAAGGTCTTCTACTCCATTCTTATATCGCCATCGGTGCATGTATTTAGCGATGTTACCTCGGAGATACCCGATGAACTCCTCTTTACTTAGGAAGTCCTCGATGTAGTCAATGCACTCAATCTCGCCTTGACCATAATGCATAGGGTGGTCTACGTTGTCATCGGGATAGCCGGTGGGCTGCTCAGGCGCTGGCCGCTCAGAGAGGTAGCCCTTGGTTGACCCACACGTATTGCAGTTACGGCCCACCTCCGCATACCGGCTGCATGTTTTGCACCACCAACGGTCACTCAGGGTGCCCAACTCAGTCATCCGCACTCCTTTTGTCCGGTAACCGGATCGTAGTAACAAGCTGCGCCTTCATCCACATAGTCTTTGTTCTCCTCTACTTTAGGTTCTTCAGCTACATCCTCAGCACTAGCAGCATTAAGGATACCATATCGTTTGCCTGAAGCACGGAATGTAGTACACCCTGAGCACCCACCTTCATAGGCTTGCATGTAAACCTCCTTGAACTCCTCCCATGTCACTTCATCACCAGTGTTACAGGTCTTAGAACATGCTGAGTCTACATACTTAGATGCTACTGTCAAGACTTTAACGTGATCGAAGACAGAAAGTTCATTGGCTGTGACACCTTTGACACCAAACACACGGTAACCGTAGTCCTCTACCCGTTCTACCTTAGGGCCATCATAGGTCTGGATAGTACGGTCGTAGTAGTGAGAGAACACTGGCTCAATACCTGAGCTTACATTGTCTGCACTGAGACTGATAGTACCTGTAGGAGCGATAGACAAGAGGTGAGAGTTACGAATACCGTACTGACCAATGAGTTCCAAGATATCCTCTGGCAGGGTCTCGGCAAACGTACCGCCCCAGTGAGCTACATCAAAGGCAGGGAATGGCCCTTTCTCTATAGCCAAGGAGATTGAGCTACGATAACAGCTATCTCGTAGGATCGTCATGATGTTCTCTAGTTCATTGAGGAATCCATCTGATCCATAGGGGAACCCTAAGGCTTCAATCGCATTAGCTACACCAGTTAGACCTAAGCCCATACGTCGCTTGTTCTTAGCCTCTTCTTCTTGTTGGGGCAGAGGGTACACAGCACGATCTACTACGTTGTCCATGGCACGTACTACATGAGGGATGTCATGCTTGAACTGTTCGTAGTCGAAGAAGTACTTAAGTCCTGTCACCTCTACGATATCAGGAGTATTCTCCTTGACATACTTAGTAAGGTTAAAGGAACCTAGGAGACATGCACCATGGGGAGGCAGGGGCTGTTCACCACAGGGATTGGTAGCTGCAATAGTTTCACAGTAGCCTAGGTTATTCTTCTTGTTCATGGTGTCAAGGAAGAGCACCCCCGGTTCTGCCCAGTCCCAAGTGTTACGCAGGATTTTATCCCATAGGGCTGTAGCCTTGACAGTCTTATAGGTACGACCCTCGAACACTAGATCAAACATCTCGTCATTCTTAACGGCTGTCATGAAAGCATCTGTGATACCAACTGAGATATTGAACTGAGTCAGGTTGTCATGGTTAGTCTTAGCCCCTATGAACTCTTCGATGTCTGGATGATCTACCCGCAGTACACCCATCTGTGCACCACGGCGGTGGCCAGCAGAGCTAATAGTTTTACACAGAGCGTCGTAAATCCCCATGAAGGAAACAGGACCACTGCTACGAGAATCAAGGCTGCTGATGTTAGAACCCCGAGGACGTAGAGTGCTGAAGTCATAGCCAATACCTCCTCCCAATCGCATTGTGATACCAGCTTCTTTAGCTTTGTCCATAATGTCATCGAAGTCATCTCCTATTGTACCTGACACGAAACAATTGTATGGAGTAACCACACGAGGAGCACCAATAGCGGACTGTACCCTGCCAGCAGGAAGGAACCGCATATCACTGAGGATGTCCCGAAGTAAGTTAAAGTGTTCATCGTTGTCTTTGAGACCATCAGCTACCCGTGCCATAGCTTCCTTGAAGGTCTCTCCTTCTCCACGGTATTTCATTGCGTGAATCTCTTCACTTACACCTAGTGTTGGACCCATCAATTGTCTTCCTTTACCACTGGTTGTAGGTACATGTGGACATACCCGTTATCCCTCACGTTTAACTGCAAACTCCCATGGGGCTTCCATCCCTCAGCCAAGAAGTCCCTCATGTTTGCCTCAAGATCGCCGGTAGTAGCCCCCTTAACAATTCGGTACTTCATCGGTTGTCTCCTTGTCCCTGAATAACACCACGAGCTTTACGGTCACGTAGTTTCTCAATGTTGATTGCTGCTACCTCACTCAGGTCTTCATCTAAGTGTGTGGCTAGGGCTGCTACGTAGAACAGTACGTCACCTAACTCCTTGATAACTCCATCCTTGTCCAGTGGGGTGCCATCACGTACATGCTTCTTGATCTTCTCAGATACTTCACCAGCCTCACCTGTGATACCTAGGGTATTCTCTAGGAGACGTGCGTCACCTTCACACATGATGAACTGTTCGATGTCCTGTTGGTACTCATTGAGCATCTTAGTGTCTCGTGTCAGTTGCTCGTAGTCTACTTCCATGAAATCAAACTCAAGTTGTACTGGTGGGTCTAGTGTTTCACTTGCCATCTTACTTGCCTCAACCTCCATGTCAGTTACAGCCTCTCGATATGTCAATACTTCTTCCCAGTTAGTCATCGCTGAAATACTCCTTTAAGTTAATATACCCTTGTTCCACTAAAAGTTCAAGGACAAATGTTTCTTCTATGTCATTCATTTCTAGTAGTTCAGTTAGTCCGTATGACATTAGTAGTAGCTCGATACGTTCTTCATCCATTGTCCTTCTCTTTCCAAGTCTGGGTAAATTGGGATTTCTTCGCTTCTTTAACCATCTTTCTCAGTCTCTTACGAGTTTTCACAGAAGGAAGGCCGTTACCACACTTACCCTCTTTTCCATAAAAGTCTCCGTAGGAGTAGGGCCAATTTTCAATCCAAACTGTGTAACCCCCTATTTTAGCCCTATACCCACAGAGGACATCTACTTTATGGTTGTCCATCAGAGTATTTAAAAACTCATCCCACTCCCAGTCTGTTGGTTTGTTCTGTATCCAGTAGTAAGGGAGCAGTCTGTACCAGTCAATCTTACGAGTACTCACGTTTCAGAGCCTCCATAGAAATGAACTCAGGCTCAAACATACCATTCTCAGTGTCCTTCATTCGTACCACTCCTTGCCACCAATCTCGATTCGCTTGCCCTGCCCATGATTCCGGTTTGCCTTTGTAACAGCCCACCACCATGCCCATACTACCTGCACCGTCTTTAAAGTACAGATCACGCTTATGAGTGTGGCCACAGACAGAAGAGTTATGGCGATTGTTGATGACTGTATAAGCATGATGAATACCAGCAGTAGGTGAGCCGTAGTTACCGCTACTAAAGAAGTGAGCAAAGTCAACACCACAGTACGAAGCGATGGCGGGGGCGGAATGTTCATACTCATGGTACTCATCGAACCACTTGTCTGTTTGAAGATGTCCGAAGGATATCCCGTATGTTTGTCCCTCCCTACGCGGGTCTTCTGCGATAGCCTTTTTGATTCGATTCTCATGGTTCCCCTCCAGACCTACCCACATTGGACGCTTCTTCTTAGACTTCTTGATCTTATGTCGGAGGCGCTCTTGGCTGTCATTGTACCACTCGATGTCTTTCTCATAGGACTGAGTGACTACAGCCTGAGGGTACCGTGTATCGTAGGAGTTAAGGCTACGCATATCTGCACCATCCCCTAGGTCGATCACCATGTCAGGCTTAGTGTCATGAATGTATGAGCCTAGCCAGTTGAACCGTTCGTTAGTACACAGTGGGTCGGCATGTGCACATGAAAATACTAGGATATCCTTAGCTGTCATACTCTTTATCTCCTACCTTAGACATAGGGAGAGGTGGGTTATTCTCCCCGTAGTTGCCGTATTCATCGAAGGGAGTATTCTCTTCAGCATTCTTCAAGGCTCGCTCCAAGGATGCCTTACGCTCTTCATCAGTAAAAGGTTTAATCGTCATCTTTAATCTCCTCGTTAATCCATTCATCAGGGATAGTCTTAGCTGCCCATTTGAACCCATGTCTCTCACACCATTGGAAGTACATTGTCTTCGAGGCTTTACTTAGCTTAGCCCTAGGGTTAGTGAAGACAAACCTGATATCTAGTTCAGGGTGTTGCTTCTTGATCTCTAGGTGTTTACGTCTATCAGCTACTGTGAACCTACCCTTAGTCTCAATGATGATACCATTCTCTAAGACGAAGTCAGGTGTGTAAGTCCGTAGCTTATAGTCCTCCCATTTGATCTTCATCTCCTCGTAAGTAAACTTAACCTTCTTCTTACGTAGGAGTTGGGCGTTATCTTTCTCTAGGCCAGACCTGTATCCGTACTTGAGTGCTGCCTGCCTAGCCTTCAGTTGCTTACCAGTCTTGTGTTTAGTCATCTTAGAAAGGAGTACCCCAAGTCTCGCTGTAACCTAAGCTCTCACCTCGTACCAGCCCAGAGAACTCATCATCAGTAGGCTTCCCCTTACGATTAAACATGTAATCATACACCTTGATACGATCGTACTTGTTCTTAAGCTGGGCCTCTACACAGATAGCATTAGACTGAGAGAACTTATCGTAGAAGTCTTCCTTGTCTGTCAGGATTACGTTGGCATGGGGCACCTTCTTCACCAAAGCTTCATACTGAGAAACATTCTTGAAACTCCTGAACGCACTGTCAGGAACCTTTGAACCACCCTCTGCCCAACCCTTCTTAGTCAAGTACTCGTACACTGCACCATGGTCATTCTCCATAACTAGGATATCGTAGTCTCCCGGTGTTACACCTTGGATAAGACTAGACCCTACACGTTCATGCTTGATCTGGTGGTGCAAGAGGAAAGCTGATAGACTTTTGAACTCCTCTGTCTCGTAGATTTCTTTCTTGATCATGTCACCTCCGGTACATTGGGTACCCTCTTAACCTCAGTCAGGTACCGAGGTCCAGTACTGTAGATGAAGGTACGAGCCTCAGGCCAACAGACCTTCTTATAGTCACAGTAGCTACAGTTAGTACATAGCTTACGGTTACCAGACTTACCATCAGCCACTGAAGGGAACCCTTTAGGTGGTGGGTCAGACTCCTTAACCATTCCCTTACGGTACTCGATCTCACCCTCTAGGTTGTCTAGGTGCCCAGTCTCTTCGAAGTCATAGTAGTCTAGGCACAGGGTACCATGTTGTTTGTCAATGACTAGGAATGCACCACCCTTCTTATCTTCAACCAAGGGGTCATCCTCAGCAGCCTTGACGTATGAAGACAGTTGGGTTAGGTATCCGAAGGGATCGTCATGCTCTAGGTTGTGGTCCTTAAACTTCTTGAAGGAGAAGCTTGAGGCTGACTTAACATCCACTGTAACCCCATCAATGACTGCATCTCGGTGTCCTTTGATACCAGCTAGGGTCATAGTGTCTTGGTGTCCCTCGACCTTGTGGCCTGCTGCCTTAGCTAGAGACAAGAGGAGGTCTTCAAGTAGGTCACCGTAGAGGAACTTGAGCTTAGCCTCAGGTCGAATAGGCTCTTGGTCTTCGTATTGGTTCACTGAGTACCACAGCTTACGCTCACAGGGCTGACCAATGGAGGACATACGTAGTGTCCCCTTCTTGTGTTCCTTAGCCTCATCCCCTAGGCGAGACCACAAGGTTTCCCCTGTAGCCTCCTTCCAGTAGTTGTTGATTGCCTCGTCCCACCCACCTTCACCGTCTACTACGGCCAAGATATCGGGGACGAGCGTTGAAAGATTTTTAGTCAAGTTTACACACCTCTTCTACATATCGTTTAGCCGCCGAATCAATTAGAGATAGCACCTCTTCCGCGTCATGTACCCGGCCTTCTGTTAGGCCCAGTTCAAGGACCAACATCTCTGCATCAGACATACAATGTGTATCCCAAGTACGTACACCGTCCACATTCGATTCATGTCCTGTATGGTACCAAGAGAGTAGGACCTCAACACGCTCCATGAATAGATGATCTTTCAACGTTTCCACTAGGGTGTCGATTGATTTCATTTAGAACGCCACCTCATCATGTTTAGTTGTTGACTCATCCTCACGCTCAGGGTTACGCAAGACCTTAACCTCAAGGAGACGAGTACCAACCATAGGTGCCTTACCGTAGACAGAGATAGTTACCTCACCTTCAGCACCGTTGTTGATCCAACCATTCTTCTCTAGGTCCCAAGGTTCTCCGAACTCATCGACTACCTTAGGTGCACCACCAGCCCAGTCAAGGATGTTACCATTACGGTCACGCTTGATGTGAGGACGCTTGAAGGTTACGACATCAAGACCTGATTCATCTTCCTTAGAGTATTGAGGAGCCTTAGAGCCAGTCTTCTTGAGCTTCTTAAACTCATCCAGTTCAAGGTGTACATCAATCTTATAGACACCACCATCAGGGTCATCTACGAAAGAACTAGAAGCCTCATCGTATTTCTTACCATCTTTGTTAGACTCAAAGACCTTGGCCCAAGAGAATGTACCTTTGATTACGTGTTCAGTTGTTGCCATACTTAGACAATCTCCATAGTGTTTCACTTAGGTTTAATTCATAGTATAGGAGTAATTCTAATCATCATACCTTAACCCCTATACCTTAAGATAACTTATTAATCTCCTCTTGTCAAGTATTATTTACAGCAAATATTCCTCAGGGAGGAGGAAAGTACTTTTGTGGATGTCCCCTCCGTCGTCTGAGATGAAGTAGTCAGGTGTGTCCCCCATCCAATCAATCCAACTATCCGGGGAGCTATCTAGGTAAGCCCAGTCGCCACATCCTGCATCAGAGACATATGTTAACATCAAATCCCCTTCGTGGTCTACGTATCTCACAAGTCCCTTACACTTCACATCATGTACTCCTCTGGTAATACAACCCCACCGCTTTTTGGAGGAAGTATTGATTCAGGCTCTGTGTGGACCATCTGCTCATCGAATAAATAGGACCATCTCCATCCCTCAGATAAGACTTGGAAGTAATCCCCTGACCAGTCTAAGTGCAGTCCGTTAATGGGTGTCAAGCCAGCTTTTGCCAATGTCATAACTCCCTGCTAAGGGGCAGTATACCCCAAGTTCTTCTCCAACCTTACGTAGTGACTCAGCCTGTACCTTTCCTACATGCTCAGCCTCTTCGTAGGTACCATCTACCTGTGTCTGCCACTCATCGTGCACCAGATCACAGAGTTTATAGTTGATCATGTCCCCCTTCAAGTCCTTCTTCCACTGTACTGTAGCCTTCTTCATCACTACACTCTCACCATTCTGGAGGTACCCAGACAACATCAGGTGTTCACTGTTACATGGTACCTTACGTCCGTCGAGACCAGTGAAGTACCCACGTCCAGCATCACGAGGGACTAGTACCTTCTTAACTCTACGTAGCTCAGGCAGTGCAGTAAGGAAGTTATTCTCAGCAGTCTTGGCCTGAGGTATGGTGCTCTCAAGTATCTCAGCAATCTTAGGGGATGCTGCACCTAGGAGCCAAGCGTAGATGAAAGTCTTAGCTGTGTCTCTGTCCTTGCACACTGAGCCTAGCGCCCTCTTGTTAACGTTATGGATATCAGTCTCATCTTTCTTACAGCCCTCAACAATAGCCTTAACGTATTCGTCTGACTTCATGTAGTGGGCTAGAATACGTAGCTGGATACCCTCAGCATCACACCCTACTAGGTAGCTACCTTCAGGTACATGGAGTAGACTACGGAACCTCCCATCATACTTAGCCTTAACATGCTCCACTGCTGTCTTAGGTTCCTCATGGAACACTGAAGGTGGGTTAGCTTGGTTAGGGTTGGTGTGTGCCATACGGTGTGTCCAAGCCCCGATGTGCCAGAACTTCCCATGGATACGACTATCATCCTCAGAGCAGCAGCCTATCCACTCCTCAAGGGTGCTACGCCTACCTTCTAGGGTGAGCCACTGGGCTAGGTCTTGTGCTGCCTTAGGGGCTGTCTCAGGGAGTGTCTGAAGGTTTGTTTCATTCACCTTCCATCCGTACCTCTTGAAGTGATCTAAGTCTTTACCCATCGCAGTAGTCCTTGATACATTCCTCTAAGAAATACTTCAGACGTACTAGTTCCTTTAGCCCTAGACATACAGTGGCTTGTTCTCCGTCCCACTCGTCATTTACCCAAATCTCTACAGGTCGATAGCTATCATCTTTCTTATAAGTGACTTTGCTGTTCTTAAATTCTTTCACTACTACATCTGTCATTACTTACATTCACTCCCGTTCATAACATATACTCCAATGGTAGTTTCAGTTCCTTTTCACCTGATACTATAGGTGAAATATCTTTTAGGGTCTGGTTAGTTACTCGGTCCGTCTTCCTGCCACAGCTAAATGCGAAGAGCCTCCAACGCTTTCCACCTCCAAAGGACATCGAGGAGTACCTAACCATCTCTCTCTTGTATAGTCCATCTTTCATAGCGATTCCCTTTCGTTCATGTCATGTACTCCAATGGTGCCACAAGTTTGTTTGTTCTTCTTTTAAAGTACTCAGTGGAGGCAAACTTTGAGTCATGCTTACCTCTGGAGGTGACCATAAACCTAAGTGTGTATCCGTCCCACAGGTAGTGAACGTTCTTGTTGCTGGTGTTCGTTTGGAACAGTCCTTTCTTGCTCACAGTAAGTACTCCTCAGGTAGTATAAGTCTATCATACCCACAGCAAGGGGGTTCTGCGTTAAAGGCCGATACTTGAGTCTCTGATCTCCACCAACCGCCTTCTTCGTATACCATACCTCGGTCAAGACCATCTCTGAAGTACCCATAGTAGCCCACATTGTCAAGATACATACCATTAACCATTCCGTTTCCTCTCTTTCAGCTTATTAATATGTCCTTTAGTCTTATCAGTAGGTTTCCAACCTGCATCCCATAGGGCATCAATACGTTCCTTAGGGGAGCCGGGGTTGAACTCTTTCTGTTCATACACTACGTACTCTTCCCCGTCGATCTCGATGTCATCATACTCTTCGAAGTCCTTGCGTACATTCCCATAGAGACTACCATCCTTGGTGAGCCTGTACTTACATCGCTTGAGTTCAACTCTCTTAGTGCCGAAGGCTGTGCGGAATGACTCCT